GACTGCCCGTCCTTGAGCCACGTACCATATTCCTGCATGTCAGTACGGTCGCCAGGGCGCAAGGCGTGCCCGCAATTCGGGCAGATCATCCGGACGGTGTCAGCCGCATCTAAAGCGTTTTCCCGGTCATCCCATTTGAGGTGCGTAAACCGCCCCTCGAAATACTCGGTGCAGCGCAGGCAGTGCCAATACCAGCGTCTCCGGTCACCACGGTTGTAGAGCGCTAGGATGCCCGTGGTGGGGGGTGCTTCGTGCGGGGTACTAGCGAGCCACCTGGGGTCCGTCACCGGCCTGGACGGGGACGACTCGGCCACTGTCATGGCAAGGGAACCGAAAGTGGTCGTCCTCATGTACGCCAAGTCAAACGGTGACCCTTCGTCACCGACATTGTCCTCCATCCGGTCGTAATCGGTCAGCGCAATCCGGCCGGCGGGCTTGCCGGCCATTTCACTCACCGTAGGCCAGGAGAGCGACAGGATCATTCCGGAGGAGTAGAGCTTGACCTGTTTGTTATCGCCGCTCCTGCTTCGCAGCAGCCGCGCTTTCATCTGCGGCGAATTGAAATTGAGCCGATCGATACGTCGCACGCTAAAGTCTCTTGCGGCCTGCTGAGTGGGGTTAAACAGGATCATATCCATCGGGTCTTGGATCGCCGAGTAGGCAATAAAATTCATAACCAGGGACTCGGTTTTCCCCGCTTGCGAGGGACCGACAAAGACCACCGCCGACAATTCGCGGCTCGAAAGTAAGTTTTGTGGCTCCACCATGTACGGGGTGCGCTCACGATTCCACGGCTCAGACCTAGCGCCCAGCCGCTTAATCATCACGTACTTCTCGGCTACATCGGTGACCGATAGCCTGTTCGGCTTCCGGAAAATCTGGGCGGCATCGATAAAGATGTCAGCGACGGACCTATAGCGCCCCGTCTTCGTCAGTAAGTCCGGGTCCAGCCTGATCCGGTTTTCGGAGATCGGTAACGAGTCGAACACGGGCAGCCTCTAATGCGTCGTCAACGATCCGCTGCACCACCTTAAACTGGCGTTCGTTGAAATCGCCTTCCTCGCGAAGAACATCCGGAATAAGCATTATACTCATCCGGAGCGATTGAAAAGACTCAGACGCAACCCGGTTAACATCCTCCGTGAACCATAGCTCGTTCGCCCGTTCGAGATACCGGTCCCGCGAGAGCTTCCCTTCCCAGTACAATTTGTTCAGGATCGGCGGCAAATCCCGGCCGTTCACCCGCCGCATATACGAGTCGATCATCTCCGGGGTGATCGGCATAGGGATCAACCGGCGAGCAGCCTCGCGCAATTCGTATAACGGGTTGTTCTGTCGGCCAACGCCAACCGGTTGAAGGTCGCCAAGTCTCCGTGCGATATCAGGAGTCTTCATCCTGAAAATCTCGCCGAGTTGGTTTACCGACGCGCCCTGGTAGATGATTGCGCGAGATTCGGTATCGAGGTTAACCCTCTCGCTAATCGGCTTCGCACCCGTCGCCATTGTCCCTTTCCCCGACCATCCAGAACACCCCGTTACCCATATCCCGCCAGCGTTTATTCCGGTCCCGATCCATCTCCTCTGCTGTCGTCCAGACAACCGGGCGCAGGGGATATAAGCACGGTTGTCGCTCGATCTCTCGACGCGCCGCACTAAAACGATTTTGAGCGAGAATATCGGGTATTACCCGAAAATTGGGATCAGACATCACACGACCTCAAGCCGGTTGTGCCGTCCATCACGCACGCTGCCCCTTCGGTTACCGGTTCCACCACCTCACGAACGCCCTGGAGCTTACCGTTTATATTGAAGGTGGTACATCCCTTCGCCCCACCCTCGTAGGCACGCATGTAGAGTTCCTTGAAGTCGTTAAACGGGACGCCCGGTCCCACCCCTGCCACTTGCCCCTGAACGTTGCACGTCTTGCTGATCGAGCTATCCACCCAACGCTGAGCCGCACACAACACATCTATGTGTTGCTCGGCCGTTGTCTCGTTGGCAGTTTGGCATCGGACTCCGAAGAACTCATAGGCATGATCGACCGTATCGAAAACCTGCTTTCCATCCGGCATGACGATCGTATACTTACCCTCTACCGCGTATGGCGGCTCGATCCCAGATGACAGGTTATCAGCGGTCATCGAGATCGTCCCGGTTGGGGCGATCGACAGCAACAACCCGTTCCGTAACCCGTGCCGCCGAATACCGTCGCGGATCTCATCGGTCAGCGAGTTCTGGACGAACCAGCCATCGAGATACTTGTCAGCGTCGAACAGGGGGAAGCTCCCCTTCTCCTTCGCCAGTTCAATGCTAGTCCGATACGACTGAAGCGCGATCCGCCAGAGGATCTGATCCTGCATCGCGATGTACCCAGGTGAGCCGTAGCGGTGCCCGATGACCTCGATCGCGTTCGCCATGCCGGTCACACCTATACCCATCCGGCGCTTCGCCAAGGCTTCCTCACGCTGAGCGTCTAGTGGGAAGACGGTGCGCTCTGGCACGGTATCGAAGCATCGAACCGCTGTATCGACCAAATCGTCCAATAACTCCCAATCGATGTCGTACTTTGAAGAACGAGGATCAACGATCCGATGGTCTACCGACACACCGTATCCTTCCGACCGGGTCAACTCGACCACGTTGCCAACTCGTGATGGCGTCAGCACCTTGACGATATTCAAGCTACCAAGTAGGCACGCACCGTTTGGAGGTAAGGGCTGTTCGGCGCAGGGATTGGTAGCGTAGATCTTCTCGCAGTAATAAAGCGGGTTTCGAGCGTTAATCCGGTCAATAAACAATATCCCCGGTTCCGCCCAATCCCAATTCGACTCCATAATCTTGGCCCACACGTCTACGGCGCGGGCAGCCCCAAATTTCGTATCTCCAAACCTGAGTTGGTACAGCCCATCTTTTTCCAGGGCTTCCATGAACTCGTCTGTCACCGTCACGCTAATGTTGAAGTTCCGCAGCATCCCGGTGCCGCGCTTTGCACTGATGAACTTCATGATGTCGGGATGGTGTACCGAGAACGTCGCCATCATCGCTCCACGTCGATGACCGGCCGTCAGGATTGTCTCGCAATTGGCGTCCCAGATCTTCATGAAGGAGATCGGCCCACTGGAGAAGCTGCCTTCCCCAAGTCCCCGGATCGGTTCGCCCTCGGGGCGCAACGTATCGAAGTTCCAGCCAACGCCGCCGCCCGTGCGAAGCGTCATTCCACCTAATTTCAGCGCCTCAAGGATGCCCTCATAAGAATCGGGGATCAGACCACCGACGAAACAGTTATAAGCGGTGGTCAGATACGGTCGTCCCATTGAATGCTGTTGCCTGCCGGCTGGCAGCAATGACTGATCACGTGTGTATCGTAACGCCCGCCGGAAATCTTTATCGTTATCTGTTGTAGATCTTGACCATCGAACACAATAATCGTCAAACCTTTCCTCCTTCGCCCGGTACTTCGTGGCGTGGAGAAGCTGACCGAATGCAGTACGCGGACCATAGTGCTCAGCCATTAACTTTCCCCCGGATTTGCTGTAATCGCTGGAACATGGATTCTTCAGCATTGCGAAGTCGCTGAAGGTTGAATGCTACTACCTGATCGATGGAGTTCACAACCGATAACAAGTGAACCATGACAGTATTCGTCTGCCCTGGTCGATCAAGCCGACCAATCAACTGCGTGAACAACTCCAATGAGTAGAACAAATCGAAAATCACCAGATGATGCCCGCCCCATTGCAGGTTCATGCCATGCCCCACGCTCTGCGGATGCACCAGCATCATCTTGTGTTTTCGCTTATTCCACTCGGCCTCCATCTTACCTTCGCGATCCATCACCACTGCCTGCGGGAACGCCTGCTTCAACCGGGCAAGGGTGTGCTTGAACCAGTAGGCAACCATCAAGGGCTGATCGAGCGTCTCGTCCACGATCGACTTCAACTCCTCGATCTTCTCGTCGTGAATCGCGTGAACGACTCGCATGTCGTCGTACACGGCACCACTAGCGTATTGCAGCAACTTCGCGCACAAGACGGCGCCGTTAACCCCGTCGATAACCTTGTCCCCCAGGTCCAACACCAGATCTTGTTCGAACTGGTGGTAGTCGGCCATGATTTGTGGGGGTAGCTGAACCCGGCGAACGTTAATCTGGAAATCGCGCTCCCGGCGCTTCACCAGACAGATATCGGCGATCTTCCGCTCGATCTCCTGGGCCGCCCCTTCGCGAATCTTCCAC